GCTAGAACTTCAAGAACATCGGGCTTGGTTCTGGTCATTCCGAGATCGCTGGAAGGTCGCCCAAACGAACGAATGCGAGATACTTCACGACTCCGCCCGACCCTCAAAGGAATACAACGACAAAAGGAACCGGGCCATTCCTGTATTCAACAAAACCGCGGAAGAAGAAGTTATCGGGATGCCTTTCGGTGGCTCCATTGGTTCCTACCAATACGGGACCCAACGACTCCCCAACGCGATCGTACTCACGCCCGCCCACACCAACTCTTCTCTCTTGGTCCGTCAATTGGCTTGTCTCGGATGGAACACGGGGGAAGTTGAGCCGACCTACGTAGAGATCCCCGAGATCAACGAGATAAACCGGGAATTCCTCCGAACGGGTACGTTCAACCACGCCCAAGCCGAACAGCTACTTCAATCCCTCCCAGAACCTTGGGTGATCAAAGATCCTAGATTCTGTGAAACAATTGAACAATGGCGACCTCTCTTATTCCAATACCGCCCTCTTTTGATTTCATTGTCAAAAGAATTCTCCAAGATGATGGCGACGGCGAAAAGAGGTTTATTTGAGGAGGATGTATTAAGGCGATACCACTTGATCGATGACATCTACCGGAAGTGGGTGCACGGTAAGATTGAAATTAGTGCTGAGTCAATTGCAAAGGCTAGTGCTCTCGTTGATCAAGAAAGGATGGGCTACTGCTTATGATCTCTAGTATGTGGGTTGGGGAGCTAAGCGACCTTGAACGGATGTCTATGGCCTCGTACGTTGACAACGGGCATGACTTCACCCTGTACACTTACGAAGATCTGGAAGGCATTCCGGACGGGGTTATTGTCCGAGACGCGCAAGAGATCTTACCGAAGTCTCAAGTTTTTACACACATGGGAGGAAGCCTAGCCGGATTCGGTGATGCGTTCAGATTTGAATTGATTTACCGAAAAGGTGGTTGCTGGGTTGATCTTGATACGGTTTGTCTCCAACCTCTTCGATTCGAGCAAGACTTCATCTTTGCATCGGAGGAACATAAAGAACTCGGGACGCATCCCAACCCAAACATTCTCTGTGCACCGGCGAAATCACGACCAATAGATTTCGGACGGCGGCTAGTTAAAGAGATGCGGGTTGTCGACAGCGACGCGCCAATTGGGCCGCGGATTTTGAAACGGACGATCGAAGCTTACCGCATGGGCGGGTACGTTTCCCCCTACACACTTTACAATCCGATTGCGTGGTGGGATCTCGATTCAATGCTATCTCCCGATTTCGATTGGGACATAATCCGAGACAGCTACACGGTTCATTTCTGGAATGAAATGTGGCGCCGGAAGAATCTTGACAAGAATGCAGAGTATCCGGAAACGTCTTTGTATCAAACTCTTCGTCAACGATACTTGAGAAAGAACGAATCGGACGGCGGCGGGGTCCTAATAAAATCCAAAGAACTAAAGAAGATCAGTGGAAATTCCGACGCCACAACCACGGTCTTGGTGACAACTCATTTACGGGATCAATGTTTGCAGCGGTGTCTAGATTCGATCAAAAGATGGTCGCCGGGTGTTCCGGTCATGGTTCAAGAAACCGGGGGGAATGTAAGTTGGGCTCGCAATAAACTCTTGCAAGAATGCGACACACCTTTCTCAATCATCATGGAAGAGGATATGTGGTTCACGGACCAAACCAAGATTGATAAGTTGACCGAGATCCTAGTCAATGATTCCGAGATCTTGATTGCGGGCGGTATCATTGACGATCAATGGGATGTGTGGGCGCATGATTGGTGCCCCGAAAAGCTTACTCTTATGGCCAAGCCTACAACCCGCCCGGAACGAACTACAATCTATGGAACCCGCTATCAACCCGCCAATCTCATTTCTCAGTTCGGCGCCGTCCGAACCGCGGAAGCCCGGCAATTTCCTTGGAACGAAGAACTCCCCTTGCGCGAGCACCTTCAATGGTTCTGGTCTTGGAGGCACCAACGTCTTGCAGCATTAACCGACGCCTGCACGGTTAAACATGATAGCGCCCGGCCCTCTAATAAATACATCCAACAACGTTCACGCTTCATCGGCCTCCACAAAAGGGCCGAACTGAAAATCGGCCTAAAGATTGTCCCCATACTTGGAAATTTTGAATTCTCCACAAGGGAATAACTTATGGCGTACTTCAAAAAGAGAGTAAAGGTACTTAGCAGACACTGGATACTTCGGTTTTCCAGATTCAAGAAGGAAGAAGAAAACCACGGATACTGCGACCCCCCGGAAGCCAAAAACAAGACTATCCATATCGACCAATCCTTACGGGGGGAACAACGTCTAGCGATCATTATTCATGAACTCACCCATGCCGCCAACTGGCGCACCTTTGACGAAGGCTTTGTAGAACAATACGCCGAAGACGTTGCACGCATACTTTACCGAGACCTAGAATATCGGAGTCCACATGATAAAAAAACCGTGGTCAAATGACGAGATCAAACAACTAAAACAACTCAAACAAGAGGGGTACACCAACCCCCAAATTTCGGAAATCCTCGACCGATCGAAGGCCAGCGTACGGAACAAGGTCAACGCACTTCTAGCCGACGATAACCTCTCCCCAGAAAAACTCCCCGTTGATAAATTTCAAAAAGCTTCTGAGCAAGAGAAATGCAAACGGGTTGAAGTAACTTCGGAATACGAAGATACGTGGAATGATGCGGATGAATGGAAGTACGCCGCGGATCGAAACCGGGAACAGATTCAAAAGGTTCGGACCCGTTCCCGATTCAATGCCAACTTCGGCAACCACCCAGTTGGAATAAGTTTCATTAGCGATCAGCATATCACCAAAAAGGGTGCGGTGGATATGCACCAAATGTTGGAAGATGCCCAACTGATCGCCCGAACCCCGAATCTGTACTGTTGCCTCGGCGGAGATGGGGTCAACAACCATATCAAACATCTCTCGGCCATGATCTCCGATGAGTCTAACCCGGCGGATGAATACCGGCTGTTCGACTACTACCTCAACATTCTTCAAGACTCCATTATGGTCTTGATCACTGGTAATCACTCGTGGTGGACCCAGGAACGCGCCGGGGTGGATATGATCGGTTGGACCTGCTGCCACCGAAAGATCCAGTACGGGAAGCATGAGGCGTTTCTGAAGGTCAATGTGGGCGGGCAAGATTACCGGCTCGCTTGGAAGCACAAGCCCAAAAACGCCTCCATGTACAACGACACTCACGGTGTAAAACAGTGGTTGCGGTTCTTTGAAAGTGACGACCTGTTTGACATTGGTTGTATGTGTCATCACCACGTTCCCGCCATGGAACACGGGCGACATCACGGTAAAGACCGGGTCTACATCCGGCCGGGAAGTTACCAGATCACCACAGACTACTCGCAAATCAATGCGTACCCGTCGACCGTTCCGAAATGCCCGACGGTGGTTCTGTACCCCGGAACTCGAAAGATGGTTCCGTTCCTCGACGTCAAGGATGCTGCTCGCTTCCTCACCTATGAGAACAATCAATGAAACGAATTTACGTCGCCGGGCCGATAAGCCACCCGGAAGTTAACATCGTGTTGGAGCACATTCGCCGAGGAATAGAGTTGTCGGCGAGGGTTTTGGAAGAAGGGTTCTCCCCCTTCTGTCCTTGGCTGGATCACCAATTTTTGTTCCACCGGCCATTTTCGATTACACGGATGAAACGGTATTCAATGGATTGGCTAGAAGTGTGTGATGCCGTCTTGGTATGCAATTATACATTCGACGGATCGGGGGATACCTATCGTTGGTCTGAATCGAAAGGGACCATGGCCGAGATTGAAAGAGCCACGCAGTTAGGGATACCGGTCTACTACTCGTTAACGGACCTGAAACTTGCACGGCTCCAGTTGAAAGCGAAACAAAAAAAGGCCGCCCCTAATTGAGACGACCTTTTTATAATAGGCGGTGGGGTGGTTACTCTTCCTCATCCGGAGGGGTAGCCGCTGCCGTCGCCAACCAGTTGAAATCGCACTGGTAGAGAACCTCGTCATCTTTGCACCGTACCGCTACGATGCCTTTCTCGGGGAAGTCTTCGATCGTCCCAAACCAAGGATCGATGTCAGGTTGGTTGACCCAACATGTATCCGAAACTTTCCATGTTCCGACTTGGTAAGACTTGACGGGCTCATCGACCAAACCCATCTCTTGAAGAACTTCATGGTCGACATCAAACCCGCCGTACCTTTCAAAGTCCAAAACCTCTTCCCCTCCGGACTTGATGTATAGTTTCGCTTTCAGACCCTTCTTATTCTTCCACAGCTTCGTTTCTTCACCGGACCACGCTAACCACGATCGGCAGATCAAAGTCGCTAAGGCGTCGGCCTTGTACTTGTTCTCCGACGAACGGTTGTCTTCGAGTAGTTGGTGTAAGCCGCGGATCGGGTTGTCTTCGGC